GCGGCCAAGATATACGGCATGTACAAAGACGCTTTTCTCACAGCGTGGTCGGTCGGTTTTATTTCACTGCAAGGGCGGGAGCCGAAGGCCGGAGAGAGCAAGGCTGCCTCCCTGGTGCGTTACATACACGAAAAATGGGCGCTGCTTGAGTACTCTGCCGTGTCTGTGCCGGCCAATCCGGAGGCGCTCACCGAAGCCGTGGCCAAAGGCTATGAACTTGGCGACGGCCTCATCAAAGACCTGGAACTCAACATAAAGGAGGAAATGGAAATTGGAACAATCGGAAAAATTGGTGGCGACACCATCATCGACTTGGGGGCTTTAAGTGGGCAGCAAAAAGAAGCAGGCGAAGAAGAAACGCCGGAAACGCCTGGCCAAAAAGACGAAGCGCCTGATAACCAAGGAACTGGGACTGGAGACGACCCGCAAGACCCGCCTGCAAAGGGAAGCAAAGACAAGCTTGGCTTACGAACTTTTAAATGCACGAAGTGTGGAGAAGAACGACAGCTAAGCGACTTGGTGATAAAAGAACAGAAAGCTACCGAAAGTAAATTGGTCAGATGGAAGTTTTATTTTACCGATGAAAACTTCCGTTGTGAAAAGTGTGTTATAGCCGACTCTGACGAAAAAATACACGACCCCGAAGGCAACCCCTCCACGGGTGACATTCGCGACGCCATCTACGCCGTAACGCGGGAGATGAGTACCGACAAGGTGTACTACTGGATTTATCAGCTTTATCCGGTGCGGTACCCTTCGGGCAGCGTTGCCATTGAGAAAATCTCCAAGAAAGGCGGGCAAAAGCTCTACTCCTACAAATACGAATACGCCGACGGCAAAGCAACCTTGGGCGAAAAAACCGAACTCGACGTTGTGCTGAAACCCAAATGCTTTGACTGCGGTGGGCTAATAACTGAATTTGATGAACCCCGCACGCCAAAGACTGGCCCCGACGTAATGGCGGGCTGCCAAGAATGCGAACCCGAACTCTTTGACCCCAAACTCCAGGGCCTGCCGCTTACCGAGCAGGCCATTATTCCAAAAGAAACCCTTGACACCATGCAGACAGAATTGTTAGGGTTGAAAACAGAGGTTGAAGGGATGCGAACCGAACTGCAGGAAAAGGCGGGCGCCGAACTCAGCGCCAAGAACCGCAAATCCCTGGGGGCCATTGCCGATGCCATGGAAACCGCCACAACCGAAATTAAAGACCTACTCAAACGCACCGACCCGAACCCCGCTCCCGACCCCGACCCGAAAACTGCGCCCATCATCTCTATTGAGGCGCTTATCGAAGGCTATGAGGCGGGCGACATTGACCTGAAAAAAGTTAACATATCGGCCATAGCTTCGGAACTGGCCGAGAAAAAGGAAATCAAGGACGTTGTAACCGGCCTTTTCGACAAACAGAAAGGGAAGGTATGACTATACATTTCGGCACAAGCTGTGCAGGTCAGGCCGCGCAACGCGGCGCCTGGCGGAAAGCGGGCCTTCAAGGCTGCGGCTACCAGGGCGCCACGGCGGCCGGCGACGCTGAGGCCAAAGCCGGATAACGCTAAATAAGGAGAAAAAAATTGCCACCTGAACCTAACAAAGACGAAAAAAGAGAGTTCACCGTTGACGACCTCAAGCACCTAATTGCGGAAATGGTTGATTCTAAAATTATGGGTCAAGACTTTGTTAAATTGTCAGACCTTAAAGACGAAATCAACGAAGCCGTCAAGCCCATGGTCAAAACCGATGAACTCCAAACCGCGCTCTCTGCGGAGTTTGATAAATTGGCGCAACTGCCTGGTAAAGGCGGAGCCGACGACCTCAGTCCCAACGACAGCGCATGGAAGGGCCTTGACCCGACCGGCGGGTACGACCTTTTTACCGACTTCCTGAAAGACGTTTACCTTGCAACGCAGCATGGGGCCGAACCATCCAGGAACTTTGAAAAGTGGTTTTCCTCTGCCAGGGCCTACAACGACGTAATCAAGGAAGGCCTCAGTGTTGGAGCCGGCAAAGACGCCGACGGCGACACCAAAGCCGCCGGCACGCCGACGCTCGAAATCGGCGACCCCGAACAGGGCGGATTCCTCACACCACCGGAATACTCCCGGACGATGTTGGAACGGGGCTTCACCAACTCCAACTTCCTCCAACGCTGCACCAAGATTCCTATGGCCATCAACGAAATCCATATGCCTTACATTCAGGACTTCACGCACACAACCTACCTCCACGGCGCCATGCAGGCCTACTGGAAGGACGAACTGGCAGCCAAAACGGCCACCAAGCCCAAATTCGGTGAAATCACCATGCGGCTCAACAAGCTCGTAATGCTCATCTATTCCTCGGACGAACTAATTGAGGATTCAATCGTTTCAATGGAACCGCTGCTCGGAGTCAAGGCGGGCGACACCATCGGTTGGAAGATGGACAGAGCCATTATCCGTGGCACTGGCGCAGGGCAACCTCGCGGAATTATCGGCGCGGCCTGCACCGTCAACCAGGCGAAGGAAGCCGGCCAAATCGCGGCCACAATCGTTATCGAGAACATCCTGAAAATGTGGAGCCGGATGCCTTCGGCAAGCCTGGCCAAAAGCATTTTCATCTGTAACAACGATTGTTTCCCGCAGTTAGGCTTGATGACCATTCCTGTTGGCACAGGCGGCGCACCTGCGTATTTGCCTGCCACGGGAGTTTCAGGCGCACCGTATGGCACACTCATGGGCCGGCCGCTGATTTTCAGCGAACACTGCAGCGCCCTCGGAACCGTTGGCGACATTATTCTGGCCGACTTTTCCGAATACCTCGTCGGACAGAAACGCGGCGCAGGCGCAGGCATTCAGTACGCCTCGTCCATCCATTTCAAATTCGACGTTGACCAAACGGCGTTTAGGTTTGTGATGCGAGCCGACGGTCAGCCGTGGTGGCCGAGCGTGTTCACGCCCAAAGCGGGCAGCACGCAGGGGCCGTTTGTTACCCTGGCCACAAGGGCGTAAAGGAGGACTATCATGGCGCACAACGAATTTCAAAAAAAGTTTGATGTGGACAAGGTTTTTACCCTCAAAACGGTAAACAACGCCATCATCTCAAGCACCACAACAGTCACCGGCACCCCGTGGATTCTCATGGACAGGGCGCACCACATTGCGTTCATCTGTCAGCCCATTGACGCCAACCTGGCCGGCGCAATCACCGCTTCGGTGTTGCAGGCCACAAGTGTCAGCGGCAGCGGGTCGAAAACCATAGGCACCGCCGCTTCAACATCATGGAGCGCGGGAACGGGCGACTTGGGTATTAAGGTTCTCGAAGTCGAGGCTTCTCAGCTTGACGTGGCCAACGGCTTTGATTGCGTGTCCCTGAAGGTAGTTACCGCAGGCGGTGACTCTTTCTGCGCGCACGCCGTCAGAGGGCCGTTGCGACACGCACCTGCAAGCCTGATAACCTAACCGACGTGAGGTGAAACATGGAAGCCACACTTAAAAAACAGTACAAGAATCATCCTGCGGGTACGGTGCTTATGTCCGTGAGCATTGACGTTTTCAAGGAGTTGAGAAAGGGCGGATACATCGAAAGTTACGAGTCCACGCCGGCGGAAAAAAGGGCTCTTGCTCCGAGCAGAACCCGCAAAGCGCAAAAGCCGGCCAAAGACAAGATGGTGAAAGAGGCTTCCGAGGAGAAAAAAAAGGAAGGGGGCGAATAGCCCCCTCTCCCTAACGAGGAACCCATGGAAGTAACGCTCACTAAAAAATTTAAGGAGTACAACATCGGCGACGTAATACCCGCCGCTGAAATGACTCCAAAACTCTATCGGCAACTCTACATGAACGATGTTATCAACAAGGTCAGGGCGGACGGAACCCGTTTGCCCGCGACCATAGAGAAGCCGAAGCCAAAGCCAACCGGCAAGGCTCCCGCTAAAACGGCCGCGCCGGCTGCTACTAAACCAAAAAAATAGGCATTGCGGCTGCGGAACCGTAAGGCCTGAAGGAGTAAAGTAAAATGGCTAACGATTTACTAACAAGGGGCAGCTTGTGGTATAACAATTTTTCCTTTTGGGATGCCGACATTTGCCCTCAAAAACACACGTCGTTGATGGAGCTTGTGCCGCTGCCGATGCTTTTGTATCCGGCCATAGGCTACAACTTCATGGACGATTTTCACGTCATGGAGTCAACCAAGGCGGCGCAGGCCGACCATTGGACCGTGACCGAGGACGATGGCGCCGGTGGAACCAACGCCGTGCAAGAGGCGGTCAATGGAGTTTACCGCCATTATTGTGACGGTGACGACAACGACGAAGCCTACGTCCACAGCACAAACGAAACGTTTGCCCTGAGAAACGGCAAGCACCTCTTTTGGGAGGCGCGAGTCAAGTTGACCGAAAGCGCAACCAACAAAGCCAACTTCATCGTTGGACTGAGTGAGAATGTTGGCGCCGACCACTTACAGGACAACGGCGCAGGCCCTCCGGCCTCGTATGACGGTATGTGTTGGTACAAACTGGACTCAAATATGTTTATCGAGTTCGAGACGTCCCTTGCAGCCGCTCAAGTCGAATCATCTGACGTTGCGGCTCACGTATCCGGCACATGGTACCGCCTGGGTGCCTGGTGCAAACCGAACACCGCGACCACGTACACCGTGTACCCGTTCTATCAGGTTGGAACCAACAATGGCGTACTGCAGACAACGTCTCACGCCCTGACCCTAACCGGCCATGGCGAAATGGAAGCCTTTTTCGGCGTAAAAGCCGGAAGCGGCGCAGAAGAGTATATCGAGATTGACTACTTTTGGGTATGTCAACAGCGATAGGGAGTGTCACCTTTTGACACATTGAAACGGACAGCGACGGGCGGCCCTTTTTCGGGCTGCCCTCCTGCCCACAAAGGAGGACGAATGGGGATTATCAAAAACCTCGAGTTAAACTGGAGTGACAGGAAGCTGCGCTTAATATCATGGAGGAACAAGGCAAAGTCTATGCAAATAAGCAGCTTCAAATGGAGTGCGGCAACCGGCAAAAAATATATCGGCTTCAAATTTATTGTCGATTTGTTTTCCGATAGTGGCCATTGCCATTGGATAGAGCTAACGGTTTTGGATTGGATTGTCAGCCTAAGAATCGACACAAAATATGGCAGAGAAAGCATAGAGAGATTTAAAAGGCAATCGGCATGAACACAAGCAACGTGACTCCTAAACCCTACGAGCGAATTTGGGAGATAACCCCCGACCCGCTTGCCATCAAGCCGCGGGCGGAATTTCGCTGTTTGTTTTGCGGAGGGCCTACGCAGGTTTCGCATGGCGTTTACTTCGAGTTTGAACTGAAGCTACACGGTGACAGCACAAAAAAAAGTCACGCCATGGACACCTGGCTGCGGTGCCATTTCTGCGGATGGACGGACGTGCATGGCGTTGCCATGCCGGACGAAAAGTACCAACTCATTGCCGACGCTGTACACACGGCACAAAGGGTTGACGAAAAGGGCGGGTACATCACACCCGACCCGAACGAAGAACGCCCTAGCAAGGGCATGATATTTCCAATGAATCAGGAGGCAATAATGGAAAAACCCACAAAGCCGCCTTGGCTTGCTTACGACACCGAAATTGGCATACTGCCAGGATTCCCCATGACCTGCAAAAAATGCGGGCCATGGATACGCCAACAGCAAGAAGAAGGAAACCATACCGACGTAAAGCTCCATGAAAATGGGGAAGTTCCTATGATTTTGCGCCACAGTCGAATGCACCAGGCGCGGAGAAGTAGGATTGTAAAAAGATGGCGCTTTTTTAACTGGATGCAGATTGAGTTCCACAAGCCTGTTTCGCCCACGTTTGCGGCGCCGGTCTTTAGGGTGAGCTACAAATGTCCTGTGTGCGATTGGCTTTCAACGTTTGTTGTGCCGGTGCCGCAGGAATATTTCGATATAACTTTAGAGCTACGGGGAGGCGAGGCGCTCTACTACCCGCCCCTTGACGACTGGGGCAAGGATGCCGACTACGACCTCGTAAAGGAAAAACTCGAATCCCTGGGCTACGTTTAGGAGGATAAAATGAAAAAGCTATTAATTTGCGCAGCGGCCCTGCTGCTGCTTACCCCGCTTTTTGCCGACCTGCGGTACTCGTATGATTTCCTTGCGGCCGTCAACGCCGTGGCCGATAACACAACCGAAGTACACGGTACCGATTACACAAGCCGGCAGGTTGACGTCTCAAGTTGGGGTGCCTATTGCGGCATAACGATTGAGTTTACGCCGGCAGCCGGTGCGGCCGTGGACGTGACTTACGAGTTTGCGGTTTCTATGGACAACGGCGGCACCTACACGACGGCCGACAATTATTCGATAGCCATACCATCGAACACGCGGGCCGTTGGCGGGGTAGTTCGTTATTCTACGGTGTTTGATTTATCGGGGGTAAGCCATATCCGGCTCGACCGCATGATAGTCGGAAACGGGGCGGGAAACTGCACAGCTATGCAAGCCCATGTCTCATATTAGGAGGGCGCCATGAGGGGCAAAAAATTTAAAATAATTCTACCGCTAGTGGCAATCCTTTCTTTGGTTGTCTTTGCTGTTGCTGCCGGCCAGAGCGTATTCGTACAGCCAAGTGTTTTTGTGCGAAACGGCAACACTACTCTGGGGATAATGTCTCAGGAGCCTTACGACGTTTTGGTTTGGGACTTGATTTCGTCCGGCAATCCCTGGTGGTATTGGTATGGCTACGATGCCGGCACGGCCTCGGTTAAATATGGCCGCGTGCGGGTCAATGCTGCCGGAAAGTTCGTAATCGAGGCTGAGGAAGAAATAATTATAGCTTCCGACTTCGGCATAGCCGACGACCAACTCCTGACGTTCGGTGACGACACGGACGCAAGCATCGAATACGACGAAACCACCGACGACCTTTGGAAGTTCGGGGTGCCGGTTTCAAACGACACTTTTTATATCACCGACACTTGGGTGGCCGACGACGGCGCAAGCGATTGGGACGAAGGCGCTTATTTGGAGGCAGCCTCCGGGGCCGCCGGCAAGTACATGATGAGTTACACGCTCTCTGCCACGGAAGGCGGGGGCGCAGGGTCAAATTGGACTGTTGCGGTGTACCACAACGATGGAGAGGCCAAAAAAAGCATCAGCAAAAGGAAGATGGCGAACAACGATTACGGCAACATGGGAGGTCAAGCCATTGTAACAATAGCCGCAGGGGACAGGGTATTTTTGACCGCAGAAAGCTCAGGGGTGAACACGCTTACAATCCAATACGGGAACCTTATAATCAAGCGGTTGTAATGGAGGATAACCATGGCTCTTGACACCTACGCACTCATAACCGTCGAGGACTACAAGGCCTTTGCCGGCATAAGCAACAGCGAAATCGAGGCCGACGCGATAAGTCTTTATTGTTCGGCCGGCGACGCCACCGCAGCCACCGCGACCAAAAGCGGCGACACGTTGACGCTCGTTATCACCGGCGGGGCCAATGCCGGCAGCAACGCCTTGGATTTGACCGCCGCAGCCAACGACACCTTAGGCGAATTGGCAGCCGTTATTGAGGCCTTAGGGGGTTGGACAGCAAACCTCATAGGATGGGCTTCTGCGGACTCAACAGACCTAAAAAACGTAGGTTCAACGTCGGTCTTAGGCTCTGCCAACGAAATCACGCTGCGGTTTTACGACAACTACAAAATCGAGCGCCTTATCGACCGAGCCTCCGACGTTATCGAGACCTTCCTGAACCGGAAAATAAAAAGTCGCGATTACACCCGCGAACGCTACGACGGGGGGCGGCGGAAGCTGTTTCTAACGGCGTACCCCGTAACGGCCGTGCGCCTGGTCAGCGTTGGCCAACAGGATTGTATCCGCATTCAAAACACAGCCGGCGAGTTCAACGCCTCTGTGGCCATTACCACGACAGGTGTAATACTCACGGTTGACGGCACGGCCGTCGCGGAAAAAACTTTCGCAAGCTACGCCACCATGACGCTCATGGCTGCCGAACTCAACAGCGAGACCGGATGGGAAGCCACCGTGCCGGACAGCAACATGGACTCCTGGCCCTCGGACTTGCTCGTTGAAAACCCGAACATCTTTTGCCTCAACGAATACGGCTACCTGCCCGTGCCCGACGACCCCAAAGAGGACTACACCGTTGACCTCGATACGGGAATCGTTGAGTTCGGGTACCTTGGCGGCGGGTTTCAGGATGTTTTCGTGTCCTATACGGGAGGCTACGCCACCGTACCGGACGACATCGTAATGGCCTGTTGTGCCATGGTCAAATATTATGACGACCTCAGCGACGTCGACCTGGCCACGGTCAGCGAAAAATTGGGCGATTACTCCTACAAGCGCGGCGAAAGCGACATGATGGCGGTCAACGTGGCTCTGTCGCCTGACGACATGAAAACGCTGCAACGCTATCGCCGGAGGCCGATAAATCCATGAGCCTAAAAACCATCATCCGAAAAGCCAACACGCGGTGTGACATTAAAAGCGTAACGGGCAGCAAAGGCGCCGGCGGCAAGCTGACCAAGACCTGGGCCATGCGGTACCACAACGTGCCGTGCCGGTTCAACGCCAAAATGACCGAGGCCGAAATGCTGTACTACGAAAAGGCGGCAGTGTTTCCGGATTTTATTATGTACATCCAGTATCGCAGCGGCATTCTCACGACCGACAAGGTTCTTTTCGACAGCCGCACGTTCGACATAAAGAAAATCGACAACTGGGATGAAACAAACAAATATTTAAAAATAGCTTTACAGGAGGTTTTATGAGTAAAAAAAAGCTGAACCTTGCGCGCGCGACCCCAGAGGAAACGCTGCTTGGGTTTGTGGCGGCATGGCAGGGCCGCAAGTGGGAAGACATGGTGCAGTATGTCCAAAAATCCTGGGTTGAAATGACCGAAAGCAGCGAATTTTCAGCGGCCGAAATGCTGAAAGCCGCCTTCCAATTCAAACCGGTTGATATGGAAGTGCTTGACTGTGCCATGCCGAACAACTCTGTTTACATAATCAAACTGCGGATTAAATACGCCATAGCCCGCAACGTTGTAAAAGAGGCGGTAAAAGACGTCCGGCTGATAAGCGAAATTGCGCCCATGGCGCCGGCCCCTAACGGCACCTGGGGTGTAGTGCCTAACACTCTAATGGTGACATGATGAAACCGAAAATGGTAATAACCGGCAAAGAAATCGTGGTGAAAAACCTCAGTCTCTTACCGGCTAAAGCCATCAACGCCGTGGCAAAAGCCACGCTCACGGCGGCCATCTTGACAACCAACGACGCGAAAATTCTTAGCCCCGTAGACAGGGGCCGGCTAAGGGCGTCCTTGTCTTTCAATTGGACTGACAGCGGAATACAGCACGGCAAAATCAAAGGCAAGGTCAAACCCAAGGCCGGCAGCAAGGGCAGCACGCCGCAGGACGGCGTTGGCCCGCCGCCGAAGGAACTAAAGGGCTTTCACGCTTCCGTTGGCACCAACGTCGAGTACGCCGAGGACGTGGAGAATAATATTTCTCCATTCCTGTGGCCCGCTTTTGCCATGAATAAAGAAAAATACAGAACCATGCTATCGGCCGCGCTGCGAACGGAACTCTCGACCACGCGACTGACCGGCGGCTCGTTCTTCGGGCGCCCGAATGTGAGGAAATTATGAGCATAGCAACCGACGTCCCTTTCGATGCAATCCAGAACGCCATTTACACGGCGCTGCAAGGCACAATTACCGGCGAAGTGTACGACGAAGTGGCCGACGATGCCGAATTTCCTTACACGGTCATTGGTGAGCCGATGGACTTGCCGTTTGAGGCCCGCGGGGTCAAAGGCCGTTCTGTGATATGGCCAATTATTGTACATAGCCGGCCTGGCGACACCGGCGGCAAGTGGCAGTTGTACGACATAATGGAGGAAATCGTCACAACGCTGACGGCCTCCCAACTGAGCCTGACCGGATGGCGGGAAATATGGAAAACCTTTAACCAGGCCCGCGTAGAACGGCAGAAAAAAGAGACCGGCAACGTTGCCTACAAAGGAACGGTGACGATGCTCATTACGGTGGCAAAACTATGAACCAAAAAGAACGGCGGGAAGCCCACATGAAGGCGCACATCTCTGACGTGCATGATTATGGCACTTTGTTGTATATCGGCGCATCACCTGGCAAGCAGCAAATGGTCAAAGGATTCAACGACGCCGGCTATAAGATTGACGTCCTTGAGGCCTGGAAAGAAAATGTCGACGGCCTGAGGTTTATCAACAACGGAACGGGTGTTTTTCGTAAAATCATACACGGCACGGCCGAGAAGTTTGTTGCCGGCCCTCCGTTTTGGTACGTTGACCCTGACCACCGGCCGTATGATGTGATAATGTGGTGGCATGGCCCGGAACACGTCGGCCGAACGGATGCAGAAACAACCTTAATAGGCCTGGAACAGCAAGCTAAACACCTGCTTATCGCTGCCACGCCAAACGGTGTCTTTGAACAAGGGCCGGATTTAGGCAACCCGTACAATCCGCACGTTTCGACATGGTATGCACAGGATTTTCACCGGCTAGGGTTTTTGTCGGCCGCAATCGACGGTATCGACAAAAAAGGCAGCCATCTTTTGGCCTGGCGGAGGGTGGCATGAAAATCTTTGTGGTTTCCACAGGAAGGTGCGGCACGGTGTTTATGTCGGAGGTGTTCAGCAAGCTCACGACCGTTCCGAGTTTTCACGAGCCGCGGCCGCATTGCGCGGGCGAAACCATGCGTTTTGTCAACGACACTGAAGGCAAACAATATCCCGTGGCCGTGCGACGTGAACTTGCGGATAAAATAAAACAGGTCAAGGCCGATTCCGTTGACGGCCACTATTTCGAGAGCAGCCAAATGTTCGTCAAAGCGTATGCGCGGTTTGTATTCAAGGCGTTTGAGAATGTGGCCTTGATTTACCTCCACCGCAATCCGATTGAAGTTACCATGAGTTACTACAAAAAGAAGCTCGGTCAACCGAAGCAATACAATTATTGGCACCTGCAAAGCCATTGGAGCCAAAACATTTTACGCATGGCAGAGCCGCAGGGCCTTTATGCCGACATATTTTGGGAATGCCTGGAAATAAAAGAGCGCTTTCTGGCGCTCAAGGCCATGGCCGCAAAAACGTTTGTAATGGATTTTAAGCGACTCAACGACGTCGGCGCTTGGAAGGCTCTGTTTAAGCACCTAAACGTCCCGCACAGGCCATTTAAGGCCCTGCCTGATGTAAACAAAAACGCCGTCGAGGGCGATACGCTCAAAACGCTGAACGGGCTGCTCTCAATTTGGGATGAACCTGGCGCCGATGCGCCGCCGGCCACGGCTCACTACGACCGATTGGCCACGTTCATAGACTTCGGCCAAAAGACAATAGCAAAAACACAGAGAGGGAACAATGCGCAAATACTTGGATGATGTTGCCGTGGTGGTGACGACGTTTATTCGCCCGAAACAGTTGACGAAGTGCATTGTCAGTATTCGGAAGTTTTACCCGTCAATAAAAATCCTTGTGGCCGACAACGGCCGGCCCGATGCGGCAATATCCGCTTTTCTGCGCTCTGAGAATTGCGAACACCTCTTGCTGCCGTTTGACAGCGGCCTGGCCATGACGCGCAACAGAGGTCTGGATAAACTGGCGACCTATCCCTACGTTGTTATGCTTGAGGACGACATGGAATTTACAGCCGAGTCGAAGCTAGAGAAATTCAAGGCTGCCATCGAACCGAACCCCCAAATCGGAGTCGTAGCCGGCGGGCTTGAAGTTGAGCCAGGCGTAAAAAACCTCTTTGCCAACAATATCGTAGTGGACAAGGAAAACAACCGTTATCTTGTGCGGGCCATCGACAAGCCCGAATGGCACACGTCCGGCGGGGTACGGTGGTTTTATGCCGAGTACGTTTACAACTGGCATATTATGCGCAACGCGCCCGATATACGTTGGGACGACGACCTCAAGCAATGTATCGAACATTTTGATTTTGCCGTCCACATGAAAACGGAAACGAAATGGAAAATCGCTGCCACGCCGGAAGTTGTCTGCCGGCATTTTGCCGTGACGGAAACCAAAGAGTACGTCACCCACCGGCGCAATTACGCAACGTGGAAAAAGTTTTTCGCGAAACGGGGCATCCGGTTCATGCACGACTCGACAGAAAAAAGGATGCGTGATTTTAAGACGATTGAATGCTTGTCGGCGCCGGAATACCACTACCGAATGCTCATGGCAATGAAAGAAGCCCAAAGCGGGGTCGACATGAAAGACCAATCGCTTTATAGGGATATATAATTTTTTTATAGGAGGCTACTATGGCTGACCAAATACCAATTCCTGGGGAGTTTTGTACGCTCCTGGTGGAAACCGTTGCCGTGGCGGCAACAAGAACGTTCACCATGAACGTTGACCGTGCGCATTATGGCACTTTTGTGGCACGGGACACGTCGAAATGGCGGACAAATTATGTGGCTGATATAGGCGCTACCTTTGATATTGACGGCCTGGTTGTTTGCGCCGACACATCACCCGCAGCCAAACAGTTTGACGACCTTTTCACCTACATGGGTGCCGGTACAATTCTAACAATCGTGTTCACGCTCAGGTCAAACACTTCGGCAGAACAGACGTTTATTTACACGGCCGAGGCGTACTTGAATACGCTCAATGTGGTGGCACCGCAGTTCGGTGAGTCAACCTACACGGCGAACCTTATCGTTTCCGGTGCGGTCACGCAAACCACAGGTACGGTAAGCTAAATTAGGGAGGAACATGGATAAAAAAGAAGAAAAAACAGCTATGACAAATAATAAGGCGGGGGCGGATTCGCCCCCGTACCTCATTATAAAGCTCGAAGGAAAAGAGCGACGGTTTAGGTTCGATATGTTGGCAGTTTCCGACTTCCAGGGATTGACCGGCATACGCTTGTCAGAGTTCGACACGCTCGACGAAAGGATTGACGCGGACGCCGGCATTTTGGTGGCCCTGCTTTGGGCGGGCCTGCGGCAAGAGGACAACAAACTGACCTACGAAAAAGTGGGCCGAATGCTCGACATGACGAAGATTAACGAGTTGGAGGAAGAAATAACAACGTTTCTTGCCTCTCAACTTGGCCTCGACGATGAAGGAGAGGGAAAAAAAGCGACAAGGGCGAAGCCACGCAAAACGTTCCCCAAGAACCATGGACGTGGAAAGTCGCCCGTCAAACGGCCCGCCGCATCGGGCTAACGCAAGACGAATTTCACCGTATCACTCTTTCCGAATTTAATGCCGCGATTAAAGCGTGGGAGGAAAACAGGAAAGACCGATGGTTCTTGGAGGCATGGGCAGTAGCGCACCAAATAAACATCTGGTTGCCGAAGGGCAGAAGCATTACAGCCCAAACCCTCTTGGCCCCGATGTTTGGGGCTGCGGCGGTTGGAGTGAAAAGCAATCTCCCGCAGACCAAAGAGGAATTTGAGGCCTACAAAAAGGACTTGATGCAAGTGGCAAAATGGCACAGCAAAGTGGCGCAACAGATTAAAGATGGCACCAGGGAAAGCACCACAGCCTCGACCGAACAAATGGTCATCGACAGCATGAGAGGACAGGCAATAAAAGGAAAATAAAATGGCTACCAACATAGGGCGGCTTTATGCGGTTTTGGGCGCAGACACTTCCGAGTTCACGCGCAAAATGGGTGCGGCCGGCAAGAAGATAAACACCATCGGCACCAAGCTGACCAAAGGCCTGACTATCCCGCTCTTGGCCGTTGCGGCCGCTTCGGTCAAAACGGCTGCCGACTTCGAGCAGGCAATCGCCAACGCCGCCTCGGTCACGGGCGGCTCTGCGGAGGTGTATAAGAGCAATCTGCAGGAGATGGAAAAAATCGCCCGCGACATGGGCGCCACCACCGTCTTTTCCGCCAAAGAGGCGGCCGACGGGTTGTATTTTATGGCGTCGGCCGGTTGGGACGTCAACAAAATGGGCAAGGCCATCAAGCCGACCCTCGACCTGGCAGCAGCCACGCAAAACGACCTGGCGTTCACCACCGAAACGGTGGTTGCCTCTTTGAGCGCTTTCGGTTTGGAGTCTAGCGAAGCCGGCCGCGTGACTGATACTTTTAGCGGCATTATAAGTTCATCCCAGGCCACGCTCGACAAGCTCGGCAACTCCATGACATACATAGGCCCTCTGGCTGCTAACCTCGGATGGTCAATCGAAGAAACAAGCGCCGCCCTGGGGTTGCTTTACGACAAGGGCATTCCGGCGTCGACGGCCGGTACGTCGCTGCGAATGGCCATGCAAAAGCTGCTCGACCCGACAAGCAAAGTCCACAAGGGCCTTAAAACTTTGGGCCTCGAAATCGAGGACGTCGACCCGCGCTTCCACAGCCTCGACGAAATTGTGGACACGTTCAGCAAAACGTCGATGGACGCGCAGGCGGTCACACAGACGTTCGGCGCCCGCGGCATGGCCGCAATCCTTGGCCTGACTACCGCCGGCGGTCCCGCTCTGGTTGAAATGACGGATAAAATCAGCAAAAGCGGCACGACCTCGGAAATGGCCGGCCGACAGCTTGACACGTTCAAAGGCCAATGGAAACTGACCACCTCGGCATTGAGCGAAGCCGGCATTCAAATCGGACAGGTGTTGATGCCAATCCTGCGGGGCCTGCTCGATGACTACGTAATACCGGCCATACAGTGGTTTTCCGGCCTGACGGCACAAAAGAAAAAGCTAATATTGATTATCGCCGGCGTGGCGGCCGCCATCGGGCCGCTGTCGAAGGCCTTGCTGTTTCTCGCATCGAACCCTTTGGTGGCTGTCGCCACTGCCGCTGCGGCGGTTGTGATAGTTTTCAATAAGGTAAGAAAAGCGCAAGATGCGGCAACTGCGGCTCAAGAACGGGCGGCAATGGCCACCGCAAAGATGGACGATAAAATGAGAATGATAGCTGACAGGGCGGGGATAAGCAGGGTTGAGCTTGCCGAATTAACAAAAAAATATGACGGGAACACCTTGGCCCTTGGTCATGCAATCCTGCGGGGAAAAGAGGGCGCAGCGCTTCAGGAAGCCATGGCGTCAATCGGAAAAGAACGCGTTGCGGTTATGGACAAGGAAAAAGAGGCGCAGGATAGTGTTGCTGCCGCCATGAAAGCAGCGGCACAGGAAACAAAGGACATAATGGAGGCCACACGCAAGGCCGCAGCCGAGGAAGACAAGGCCGAAAAGGTGGCCGCGAAATGGCAGGAACGTCTTGCCTCTTTGAACGTGCAAACGCTGCCGGAAAAACGCAAGCGCATGGGCGAACTCAAGGGCGAACTCGAAAAGCTCAACAAGATGTACGAGAACGGCGAAATTGCTCTCAGCGATTTCGAGCGCGGCACGAAAATAGTCAATGACGAACTCATTAGCCTCTCAAACGACACCATCGAACTGACTGCTATACCAAAAATGCGGGACGTGACTAATATAATAAACAATCTGCCACCGGGACTCATTGAACTGGCCAAAGGGGCAAAAACGTTCGGCGGGAAGCTCAAAGAGGCCTTTGCTGCGGTTGACATGAAACAGGTTTCCAACGATATGCTCAACGTTTGGGGCGAAACGTTTAGCGCCATGATAAACGGCACAAAAACGTTCGGCGATTTCCTCAGCGGCACGTTCGACACCTTGGCCTCCGGCGTATCGTCCGGACTTGGAAAGATGGTCGGCAACCTGGCGGAAACGGCCGGCGGCATATTCAAAGCCTTGGCGCCTGGTATTGGTTCGGCTGTAACGGGCATAGTGACGGCCGGCCTGGGCCTATTCAAAAAGCTGTTCAAGATAAAAACCAAGGCCGAAAAGGAACGGGAAAAACAGGAGCAAGCCGAACGGCAGTTTACGGCCCAGATTGAGGAAGCCAAAAAAGTCATGGGCAAGTACGGTGAGGTGTCCGACAGCACGGCCGAAAAGATTGCCGAACTCCGCAAGAAACACGAGGGCTACACGGCTGTTTCCCTGGCTTTTAACGACGTCATTTCCGACGTGGGGGTAAACCAGGAAAACATCAACGAGCTTTGGGCGCGCGCCGGTTCGATTATCGACCAGGTGGCGGCCAACGAAATCAAGGCCACCGACGCCACCGCGGTGCTTGACGATGCGTTCTCGCAGCTTAAAGACGGCGCCGTCAAGCTCGGCGAGGAAGGCTCGGCCGCCATGGTTTCGTTTATCCTTAAAACACGGGAAGCCGGCGTGGAGGTGGCAAGCGTTACCGAGTATGTAATAGGGCAGCTTGACCGCATCCCGGCGGCGCTTTCAACGCTCATAGAGTCACAAGAAAAAACCGGCCAATCCGTGGTCAGCCTTGGAAAGCTCGCTGTGACTTCGTTCCAGGCCATGTTGGCTTCCGGCGTGACCTGGACAGAAGCCGTCGAAAGCATGAAAGAACCCCTGGCCGCGCTCAAAGAGAAATACAAAGAGCAGGGCATAGAGGCCACCGGCGCCCTGGCCAAAATGTTCAAGGTGGTTGAGGTTACTGAGGCAAACAAGGAGTTGTTCGACTCCATCGAGGCGAACAAGGAAATCCTCGAAGCACTCGGCAACACGGGTTTTCTTACGCAGGAAACGTTCAAAACATTCACAGACCAGGCTCAAGTTGATTTTAAGAAACTGAAAAAAGAATTTGAGAACGACGAATTGGCGCTGCGCTCAATGCAGCCGACTTTGCAGCGCCTTGCCGACGATGCGGCCACTTACGGCTACGCGCTTGACGATAACACGCAGGCCATTATCGACCAGGCTAAAGAATTAGGCCTTGTCACCGAAGCACAGGAAACCGAGCAAGCGCAACAGGAACGGCTCTTTGGCGACCTGGGCGACCGCATGGGCAAAATTATGCAGGATTTGGGCGACAGGATTCAGGGGATTTTCGCCAAAGTGTGGCCTAGCGCCTTTGCGGGGGCGAAAACGGAAGCCAAAGCGGCCAGGAAATACATCGACGACAGATTCGAAAACATGAACTACGGCGTGGGCCTGGACGTCGACGCCGACGAGGGCGGCACCCGCACGGGCGACCAGGGCGGCCGAACCGACAAAGGCGGCCTGCGAACCGGCGGCATAGCGTTCACGCCGACGGTGAGGCGGATTGCCGAAGTCGAGCCGGAAATCATCACCCCGTTTTCAAAGGTCAAGGAATTAATCTCTGGCATTGCGGCCGGAGTGGGTGCCGGCGAGCAGCGGGTGTTTCAGTTTTCGCCGGTGATAAAAGCCATGGACTCCAAGGACGTTTACAAGTTTATGGTAGGCCCAGGGCGCGAAGCGTTCCTTAAAATGGTGCGCGCGAACGTGCGCGGGGTGACGCGGGAAATAAAAAAAGAGACGGAGAAATATAGTGGCTAAAGAAGTGGCATATTTGTACAACGATTATTTTAAGGATATTACTGCGGCCGACATAACCATCGTTGACGACGGGGGGGCCGACAAAGAGGATGCCGATTACGAAAAGGAAAACGCCCAAAACGAAGACGTCGGCGACACCTCCCGCAGTGACGATAAAACCAATATAAAAATACGGTTCGACATAAACTCCGCAGCCGGCGGCTCGGCGGCCCTCAAGGGGTTTGGATGGTTCAACCACAACTGCACTGGCGGCAGCATTAAAATATACAGCTACACGGCCAACGACTACGCCACAGGCCAAAACCTAGAGGACACCGTAGCCGTGCGGGCGTTGGATATGTTTACGCGCATTGCGGCGCCGTCCGACCGGCGCTATTGGGAATGGGACATAAGCCACAACGGCACCGCCACGGCCGCCGAAGCCTACTACGAATGGGGCCGGCTTATGTGCTACACCGACCTGGTGCTGCTGACCGAGATTGAAAACTATGAACGGCTGCGGGCGTACATCTTCAAAAACATTATCCACAAAACCAAAGGCGGCGTAAGATGGGCGCACAAGGTCAGCGAAAAACAGGAACGCTTCGGCCTGAATTGGAGCGTTCGCACGCAGGCCACCTTGCCGGCAGAGCTTCGCACCATGTACGAATCGATAAACGGCAACGCCTCACCGTTCCTTTTCGTGCCGGACATCGACGCGGCCGCCTGTTATCACGGCTATGCCGAGGACGAAGAACTCAACTACGTGGAGTACGACGGCACGGGCGCCTCAGAGTACGCCGGCCAGTTTAACTTTAATTTCATCGAATCCGTAAGGGGCAAAGCGTAATGACCTGGCTTTCTGTCGCCTCCAAGCTCGTGACGGAGCCGGCGTTCTATGTCTCGATAGATTTTAATTCCGGCCTGCGGTATTACTCCGACACCTGGCTGCGACTTTCGGCTTTTGCTTGCAAGGGAAACATCCTTTCCATTTCACGCATAGCCGCGTCTGTGGGCGACATAAAACGCACTTACGAACAGGGCAAGATAAACATAGTTTTTGCCGATACGGACAAGGAGTTTAGAACCCTACTTGACGACGAAAACCCGAACCTCAAAAACCGCACCGTGACCATTACGGCCGTGTTTGTGGACGACGATTTTGCCACGACGAAAGTGCTGTTTACCGGCCAAATTTACGACTGGCGTATGTCCGACGACCTGAAGTTTGAAATCGACGTCGAGGAAAAATCCGTTGACCTTGAAAACTTCTTTCCCGACCAGGAAGTCAACCGCACCGATTACGCCAATGCGCACGGCGAGAGCGTGGGCCTGAGTATCCCAATACCCTACGGCGCAATCTCGGCGCTCGGCGACAGCGCCGACGGGGCCTTTGGCCATCCGGCGTTGACCGACGGTTCCGGCCTGCTTTTTGTGGACACGTCGACGGACGCGGAAATCCACCTGGTGGGGATGCAGACGGCGGCCATAACGGTTGACCGCGTGTACCTGGACAAGCGCGACGGCAACGGGGCGGTTCTGCAGACCGAGGGCGCCGGCAACGATTACCAAATTAACACGCAAGTCATTGACGGAAAAACGCACACCCTGATTGAATGGGAAGCCGGCGTAAACCCGCTGCCGGAACATCGGGTTAGCTGCGACATAACTTTTGGCAGCCGGCTTCCGGTCGAGGGTATGCGGCATTTCCTTGAGAACTTTTCAAGCTACGGCAGCTTTAATGCGGCCGCTTATGCAACGGCCCAAACGACCGAAGCCGCCCGCGACTACGACTTTGCCGGCTGTGTTTGGAACCCGAAAGCGCTGCGCACCATTCTGGACGAGTGGCGCGACCAATGGGAGCTTGATATTTACTGGAACAAGGCCGGTGAGGTTGTTTTCAAATACATTACGGCCGTCATCGGTTCCGACCTCAGCGAATACAACGACCTCAACGACATACTGGAAGGATTCGACAGCGACCCGCAAGTGCATGAAATAATAAACTCTCAACGCTACGGCTACAAAAAGCATTGGTCACAAACTTACTACGAGAACTACGCGACCTACGAAAACACCCCTAGCCAAACAAAACACGGCGGCACGTTTAAAGGGGAATTTTTGGGCTTGGAGTGGACTAGGACGGCCTCGGTGTCTCACGACATAGCAAGCCGCAAGGTTATCCGATTCAAAGACCCCATTACGTTTGTTATGCTGCGGTTGCCGATAAAATCTTACGACGACGACCTGGCCGACATGGTGCTTGTCTCGCACGATTATGGCCTGGGTTCAAGCGGATACGCTTTAAACCGGTTCCATATTCGGTCAATCGACTACAACCTTGACGACTACACAAACGACATGGTTGTCGAGGACGCAAGGAACTTTACGGGTTCGGCCTTTATTTTGGGCGACGGATTGCTGCTGCCGGCCGATTGGGATTTAGCCGTGGGGCCTGAAAAAGACTACGGGTTTTTGGGCGACAGCACCGACGACATGATGGACAACGACCTTGACCCCGCAAAAAGGCTTTTTGATTAAAATGGAAGGAGAATAAAAAATGCCAGACTTACTAAATGGGGCTTATGCGGTTGTCGATGAGCCGTTTACATATCAAAAGGCAAATAAATTCCTAGACTGTTATGCAGGCGCAGCGTTTCCGGCCAATCCGGTGGCGGGCGTGCGGTGTTGGCGAACCGACCTAAAGGCCATATACATTTACGATGGCACTCAATGGATAACCGTAGCCGGCGCCGCGACCGTTGCCGTCAAGACGGACAATTACAGCCTTACGCTTTCGGACTGGGGAAGCCACATTTACATGAACAATGCCGCCTCCAAAACGTTCAGCCTCCCTTCGGTGGCCGCCGCGAACGTCGGATGCAACTTTTGGCTAGGCTCCCGCGGGGCGGGCGCCGTGGTGATTGACGCGGCCGACAGCGACGTGATAAACACACACTGGGGAAGCTCTGCGGCCGGCGGCAACGTCACCAACGCGGCAAACACCTGGTGGCTTTCGTACATAGAATTGGTGACGGAAACCAATTGGATGTTCATGACACTTGGAGGGGATGGCTTTGCGATAGACCCTTGATTTAAGGAGCAAGAAAATGAAAAAAAGAATGAAAAAAAGATGGCTCGTGATTTTGCCGATTTTGTTACTGGCAAGCCTTTTGTTTGCACAACAGCAATCGGTAAGGCTGCTAAATACCGGAGGGACGGACTGGCTCACTTTTGTGTGGAACGAGGCCGACGCGAACGACCGGACGTTGAATTTCACCGTGAACGGGGCGAGTCGGACGTTCGCTATACATGGCAATCTGACGGTTGAATCCGCATCTCTCATAAACCAGGACTTGACAACGGACTCAGCGACAGCGACTTTAGCCGGACTTGCCTTAACTGGAAATCTTACTCTAGCAGCCAACTCAATAACTGGAACATC